AAGCCTGAGGCGTTAAAGGATTACGCCGCGCATGTATCTTCTTCATCATATGCTTGTGGTTGTACCGTTTGACGTTAAAAGCCGCGCAGCAAGCCGCCACAAAGTATCGCGCACCAGTAGCGTCTCGCTCCTTTTCAAATTTAGAACCAATCTCGATAATCCGTTCAGCGGCCATTTTTCCCCATTCCAGTTGATCTGAAGAAATGCGCAATTTACCTTGCTGAAATTGTGTTCGCCTGAGGTGGCCCAAACTACCGTTTGTTAGCAGGATAAAGTTCTGCTCATGCTTGAAGCCAAACTCTTCCATGAAATCGGCATAGACGTAGTAACTCTTTTTGCCTAAATCCAAGTAGCTTTGGAGATAATCGTTCAGCTTCCAGTTTTTGCTGTTACTGTTGAGTCGCTGCACATCTGGAAGGCTCAAACCAGGTATCTTCACAAAGTGAATAGGATGCTTGAGTTCTGACGCAGCGGTAAATCGATGCTGCCCGTCTATGATCTCAAACTTCTCATTCACTATGATCGGGACCGGAATGACCTTTTCGGCCATTGATTCCTTGATGCGCTTAACGTGGGCCTTCGAGATGCCCCTGTTGCCGCCAAGCAGCTTAAATCGTTTGTAATTGCTAGTTGTTTCAATACGCATAATAACTCCCCTTAAAATGGTATATCGTCTTCAAGATCGTCAAAGTCAGTGATGTGCTTAATCATTGGGGTACTGGTAGCAACATCCTCACTGGTAGCCTCTACTGAGTCTGGCGTGTACACCAGTTCGATGGTCACAGCTACAATCTGAGTCTTCCAGACCTTATGCTTCTGCCCGTCACCAAAGTCTTTCTCGTAACTAGAGTTCTGTAGCCTGCCTTCAACGTACAGCCTAGAACCCTTGTGAACGTACTTTGACAGAAAGTTATCTACAACGGCCCCGAATGCTACGCAGTCGTGATAGGTCGCTGTTTCTTTGAAGTTGGTAGCCAGTGTGAAGTTAGCCACCGATACGTCTTTTGCTTGCCTGATACTGGGGTCTTTAACCACTGTACCGACTATGATTGCTTTGTTTACGCCTTTCATGAGAATAATCCATTCCAGTTAAATTTATCGACGCCATCCTCAATGAGCAGGACGGCTTCCTGTAGGTTTGTGGCTAACTCGTTGATGAGGTCATCATCCCTGTAAGTGCGGACAATCAATGGCTTCATCTTCGGGTGATAGGACATGAAGTCCCAGTAGCCTCTACCCGTAACAAACATGCACCCTTGTACCTGGAGCATGTACTTTGAAGGCACTTTACCGGCCCTCAAATACTCAACGTGCGTCCCCTGTAGTGGGCATTTGATCTCTAAACCCCCTATCAGCCCACGGTCGCACTTCACATCTATCAACCCGTCAGGGCTGCATCCCACCTCCATATTAGGATGTTTGATGAAATCCACCTGCCTCACGTCAGTATCATTGATAAGCTGATACATGGCTCTGGCTTCATCTTCCAAGCTAGTGCCGCGCTCCATTGGCTCGGTGATCTTGACGTAGGTGGGATCTCCGGTCAGTTTCTCGGCTATCAGGGCGTTCACATAGCCCATGAAGGACGTACTACGCTGACCCTTGGTGGTGACTACCTTGCTGAAGTTTGACGCGCTAGGGACGCCCAGACGGGCTTTGAGCCACTCTTCAGTGCCTTGTCCGCCACAATCTATTTCTCTGCTCATGAGATCTCCTTTTCAAAAAAACGTTTCAGTTTGCTAAATGTGTCTAGCTCTCGGCTCAAAGCAACACGGCTGATAAAGGAAAGATCTTCATCGTCCAGATCAGCACACAAACCGTCATAAGCGTTATAAATTAGACTGTAGAGGGCTTCATAATCAGCCCCCTCGATCACGAACTCTTCCTTTGATTCCTTTACGATAGTTAATTTACTCATCTGTACTGATCCTCATAATATGCTGGTGTTAATTCAGGGAGGTTGGTTGCCCTGCTATCTTCAGACGTTTGCTTGCGGGTCCGAAAAAACCCGTCATGCTGTGGATAAGCCGCCATGAACCGCCGTGCGTAGAAGGCTCGGTAGTTGTTGTTCAGCTTAAATCTAGCGTCCTTCAGATGCTCACTAGTGCCCAGAATGATGTCCTGCTCCCACCTGATTCGCTCGAATATGGCGTTGACAGAGTAATTCTTGAAGCCTTTGCGAATAACCTCAAAGGTAAACCGCTTGAACAGATCCCAGACTATCGGGTGTTGTCTATGGAAATCCTCCACCTGTTCCCGCATTTCCTCTTTGCGTGTCTTAGGCATCAGAGACCCCCTGCTTCTCCAGCTTCTTGTTCAGCATGGCTTTGGCTGTCTCAAACTGATCAACCTGTAGCTGGTCTAGCTTAGTGACCTTGAACGCCTGACAGAACTTGGATTCAAGGGTTTTAGTCTCCACCATCAGGTCAACGATCTCTCTGGCCTGCTCAGGGCTGATCAACTGGACCTTCTGTCGTGGAACGCCCTCACCTTGGTAGATGTAGAACCCTAGCCCGAACATCGCCATATTCTTCGTAAAGCACCGCATGCGGGCATTAGATATGTCATCGCAGCCAGGGTTTGGCATGGATTCATTCCTGTCATCAGTGACAGCCAACCACATTGGGCGTGTGATCCCATTGATCTCCATCTCAGTGTGGACAGTGACAGAGCCGTCACCATGCACCTGATCCGGTAGTTCGCGGAATATCGCGCTCGGGTAATGCTCCATAAGGGTTGCCCAAGCGAAGTTCCACGGTAGGTAGTAAAAACGCCCTTTTTTCTCTTTGTGTTCATTAACATTGATTGCAGAGAGGGTTTCCCAGATATGTTTGGCTTCACTCATCGTCAGCCTCCCTCAGTTCCTGCGTATGGACGCTAATCTCACGGGCAGTACCTGTGCCTATGTCGGACAGAAACTGGTCTACAACGCGCTGTACGGACTCGTCATGGCTTGCCAGATGGGGGTTGCGGATATACTCGACCAAGGCTTGCGCCTCAAGGCCGTCAACAACGATTAAACTAGACTTACGCATAATTAATCTCCTTTTTTGGATCTGTAGTCATCGATATAAACTGGTTCATTGTCATACTTCATTGCTATTTCAGCCTTGAGGTACTCTTCGCCTAGATACTCCTCTGAGAACTCTAGAACGTCCTGCGCTCTGTCAATCAGAAGTTCGTGCAGATACTTGCTGAACTTCTCTTCGGGATACTTGTCTACCATCTCCATCAGGTAGTCCACGGCATCCAAAGAGTCACCATTGATTGACATGGCTTTGAAGTAGAACTCCTGCCGGTCATCCTCTGTACGGAATGCCTGCACGATTTCTTCTAAAACGTGGAGTGGAGCCTGTTTGACGCCGATATCAGGGTCATAAATCTCAGGAAGGTTATCCTGCATGACTTCTTCAAGGGTTTTAGGCGGTAGTGGGGGAAAGTTGAATGGATCTGACATAATTTGTCCTCATTGAATAATAAATAACGTGTTGCAGGTGGATCATTACAAATTATCGGCCACCAATCAATAACTTTAATAAATAATTGCAGGCAATAGTATTCAGGCAATACTAGTCTTTTGATGGTTTGGGACACCTCACCACCTCTGGCACTCTAGCTTGTAGCCAACCCATAGCCTATTGCAGAAACAGTTCACCAATCCTTGGTTGCCCTGTCAGGCCCCTCTGTGTCCCATGACTCTGTTTGTTTGCCTGGCAGTTAACCGGCAACGCTCCCATCACTCGCGGGCTATAGGTAGATTTAAAGCTTCGCAGCATTAGATTTGGTCACGTCAGATCTATAGAAACCCGACCGGCACGTTACGGTAGCTTACGGAACCTTACGGAACCTTAAGGCGAGCTATGGCACATCAGGGACAGTATGAGATAGAATGCGGGAAATCGACTCGATGGCCGATTTTAGCGAATCTCACGGCTGTCAAATGAGCTGGTAACTCAAGCCGGTTTTAGGAGCATATCTTTTGTGGGTTTCTCCGTCTAGCCTTTTGTAATGCGACTCCCCTATTACCTTAGGCAGTAGCTAAGGGGCTTCGGCCCCTTGGTTACATTCTCACCCGTAGCAATCCCCACCATATAACCAGGCAGTAGCATTCTGGCCTGTAGCTTCCTGTAGCTGTCAAGTGCAATTGCACCCGTATTGAGTGCATCTGCACCCGTGTCAACGGAAATCCTCCTGTGTTTAGAGGAAATCCG